AATACTAAGGGGTTTAGGCACTTGTGTTGTTTTTTGCAACTCTTTCCCAAAAAAGTTAATGATATCAATGGGGTTTTCTAAAATGAGCGAAAAAACGCTGCGTAGGTGGGTTTCCGAGGCCTTTCCGGATCGAGTGCGGTGGGTAGAGCCGACGCGCGGGTCATCGACGGGGATGCCGGACGCCTTTGTTGGGTTGCGCGCCGGGTGGGAGTTGCCGCTGGAATTGAAGCTCGGGAAGGATTTAACCTTGACCGATTCGTTCACGATGCGGGTTCGCCCTTCGCAGCGGCGCTATCATATTTTAGCGCATGAACGCGGGGAGAAAACCGCGTTTTTGGTTTTGGTCCGGGGGCAAAAGCTTGTGCCGGTTTACAGTTCTTTCCAGAAGGTTGTGTTGGTCAATGGGCTTGTTGGATCGAAAGAAAATCGGATTTATTGTTCCGAAAAGAATTGGAAGGCGCGCGTAGTTGGTGAATTTGAAGGGTTTACCGAGAAAAAAGCACCGAATTGGGCGGATATGGCTGCTAAGATTGAAGAAATCGTTGCCGATAAGAATTTCTGGGAATTCCTTGAATCGAGGCCTTTGACGGCGGCGGAGAAGGCTTTAGGGCCCTTCACGAGTTTTTAGTTGCTTTTCTATGGAACTCAGGCAAATACTTACGCCGCAAAAGGCGAACGATTATAGTTCTTTTGTTGGGGGTTCAGAAAACATGGCTCGCGGCGGCGCTCGCCCAAATTCAGGCCCCAAGCCGGGGACCCGGTATAAGCGCGCCTCTGTCGCCGTGCGTCTTTCGCAAGACGGCAAACTGCAACCCTTGGAAGTCCTCGTTGCCAACATGCGCGCGGCATGGGAGCGCAACAACATTCCGCACATGCACATCGATGAAGTGCTCGATGAACTCACGGAAGGAAAGTTTGCGGATTGGGATCGAGAAAAACTCAAGAAGCATCTTTTCAACGCAATGTTGAATCTCGTCAATTGGGAAAAGATCGCCCACGAATACGCCAAAGACGCCGCGCCTTATTTGCACAACAAGTTGCAAAGCATCGACCACAACATGGCGCTCGCCGCGCTTTCGTCGCTGGACGATGAAAATCCCGAAGACCTCGTGAAGAAGTTGGAAGCCAAGCGCGCAAAGCTGGCTAACCCCGAAGCCGCCGCGCAGGTGGCGAAGTTGCTAGAATTCAAGAAAACATCAAATGGCGCTCATGCGATGGAGAAGGAATGATGGGCCACGCTATTGGATCAGTCCATTTTGGTCCGTTGAAGAACGAAAGCGGTGTCCGCACCGCATGGAAAGATATCGTTCTCGGCAAAGATGAATACCGCGTCGTTGGGCCAGCATGCTGCTGCGAAACCAAGGAATGCGATTGCGACAAGCGCTGGTTGAAAGTGGAGCGCAAGTGATGGCTCCGATCAAGCGTCCGCAACCGACTGAGCAAGAAATCGCAGAAGCCACTGCGATGTACCAAGCAGGCACAAAGATTTGGACAATCGCGAAGAGTTTTGATTCGAAATACTCTCGCGACATCTGGTCTCGCATCTTGGTTCCTGAATATCGTGAAACGCGCAAAGGTTACATTCAGAAGCTTCGTGAAGAGAAGCACAAGAAAATTTGGACCCCAGAGCGCGAAGAGAAGTTCTTGCGTCTTTGGAATGAAGACGTTGCATATTCCAAGATTGCCGAACGCATCGGCGTCACGGTTGGAATGGTTGCTGGCAAAGCCCAACGCATGGGTTTGAGGCGCGAAAAGAAAATAACTTTAACCAACATGCGTGTGCTGAAAAAAGGACGCCGGTTTGATGGCGGAAAGATCACTGCAATCAAAAGCCGATTGGCGAGAGTTGATAAAGAATTACCAGAAGCTGAAATCCCGCAGCCGTCCGCATTGATGCTTGAGTTGGATCAGTTGCAGCGCAACTCTTGCCGTTGGCCGGTCACTAGCCATGACGCGAAGCCCAATGAGCATCTTTTTTGCGGCGCGCATACTTCGATGCGTTACTGCGAATACCACGCGCGGAAAAGCGTTCAGCGCAAGGAGGCGGCGTGATGGTTGCTACCGTTGTTGATTTTCCGGGAATTACTAAGTTGGATATTCCTGCCGAACGCATCCTTGACCGAGCAGTTAAGGCTGATCTGACGGATGTCGTCGTCATTGGTTATACGAAAGAAGGCGAGCGATATTTTGTTTCCAGCTATGCTTCTGGCCCGGAAGTTCTCTGGCTTTTGGAAAATGCCAAACATGATTTGATAACGGTGGTGGAATGACCTTCCCCGAAGAACTCAAGAGAGCCATCTCCGTCAACCGCGACTTCGTTCGCAAGAACAAACTCAAAGAAGCGCTGACCAATCTGCAATTCTTTATTGGTGATTTCGAAGCCAAGCCGAACGATGACACGCTGCGCAATCTCAATGGCGCGTGGATGCGTGCGAGGTATCTCTTGAACAATGACGATAGCCAGTTGACGGATTCCGATCGCGGATTGCAGACCGGCGAGAGCATAAAGGGGCAGGTAGATGTTTAGTGGGCCATCCCAACTGATCCTGCTGCGCTACGTGCTCGCGAAGCAGCTAGAGGCTTATCGCGCCAAAGATCATAGAGGTTGGGGTTGGGTGCCCCCGGCGCTGGAGGGTTCACAATGAAAGGCTATGTCTCGGCAGTCCGCTTTGTTGGCATGGACTATTGGACCGCGATGAGCGACACCGTTCCAGCTTATTCCGTCACGGATTACCTCGAATATTTCGAGACGGATCAATCGATCAAGCGCGGTGACAGGTTGAAGGTTGTTGGTGGGGTAGCGACGAAGATATGACCGCCCATCCGCAACCGTTGACCGATGCCGAAATTCTGCACGAGTTGCGGGAGATCGACGCCATCGTTGACGAGTTGCTGAAGCGCGAGCGGAGAGACCTGCATAAATCCAAAGGCGGCTTTATCCACTTCGTCCGCCACCACTGGCCGACCATTGAGCCGGGAACGACCATGGTCGAGGGCTGGCCGCTCGAAGCCGTTTGCGAGCATCTTGAAGCGTTGGCTAGAGGCGAAATCCAAAAGATATTGATCAACGTGCCGCCGGGCTTCATGAAGAGCCTTTTGACGAACGTCTTCTTGCCAGCATATGTCTGGGGTCCGCTCAAGCAGACCAACGAGCGCTTTTTGTCTTTCAGCTATGCTGCAACGCTGACGCGGAGAGACAATCGCCGCCTGCGCGACATTTTGCAATCCGAGCAATACCAAGAAGACTGGCCGCACGTCGAACTGACTTCGGAAGGCGAGGAGCGCATTTCGATTTCCGGCACTGGCTGGAAGCTCGCGACCTCGATCGGCGGCGTTGGAACGGGCGAAAGAGGCGGGTTTGTGCTTTGCTTTCCCTATCACGAAACGATCGCCACCGAGCATGGGCTCATGGAGATTGGCAAGATCGTCGAAGAGCGGTTGCCGATCCGCGTTTGGTCTTTCAATGAAGCAACCAACGCCAGAGAGTTGAAGCCAATCGTTGATTGGAAGAAGAACCCTTCCGCGCCAATCATAATTTTGAGTTCGAAGGCGGGCGATCTTGCATGCACATACAATCATCGCATCTTGACGAGCGAAGGTTGGAAACAGGCAATCGACATTCGGGCCAAGGATTTGCTCGTCACGCCGAATGGCTATTCCGAAGTCTGGGAAGTGAACTTCGGCGACGACAACCCAGAGCATACCTATTGCTTGGAGGTTGCGGACAATCACACAATGCTGATGTCCGCAGGCGAGATTGTATGTCACAACTGCGACGACCCTCACAACATCGCCGATGGCGAATCCAAGGTTATCCGCGAGGCGACCGTGGATTGGTTCCGCCACGCGATGCAAAACCGCTTGAATGATATCGAGACCTCGCGCATCGCGGTGATCATGCAGCGCGTGAACGAAGGCGATGTTTCCGGCGCAATCCTCGATGCGGGGATGGACTATGAGCACTTGATGATCCCCATGGAGTTCGATTCCGCCCGCGCTTGTTCAACTTCCATCGGCTGGAGTGATCCGAGGACCGAGGATGGCGAACTCGCTTGGCCCGAGCGCTTCCCGGAAGCCAAGGTTGAGCAGTTGCGGAACGACATTGGCGACTTCGCCTTCGCCGGTCAGTATCAACAGCAACCCGAAGTCCGTGGCGGCTCGATTTTCAAGCGCGACGATTGGCAGCTTTGGGGCAACCCCGACGATCCGGAAGACCCAGTCTTCTCGCGCTTCCCGGCATTCGATTATTTGATGGCCTATCTCGACTGCGCCTACACCGAGAAGGAAGAAAACGATCCCTCGGCGATGAGCGTTTGGGGATTGTTCCGGGATCATGAAAAGCGCAAGCCAGCCGTCATGCTGGTTTATGCTTGGCGCGCTAGATTGCAAATCCACGACCTCGTTGACAAAACCTATCGCGTTGCGTCCAAGCTGAACGTCGATAGTTTAGTGATCGAAAACAAAGCCAGCGGCATTTCCGTCAGTCAGGAATTGCGTAGGCTTTTCCCCGGTGCGCAATTCGGCGTCGTGCTCGACGAGCCGCATGGAGACAAAGTGGCGCGAGCGCACGCCGTGAGCCATTTGTGGAACGCCGGTCAAATCTGGGCACCCGACAAAGATTGGGCGCAGATGGTGATTGATGAAATGGCCGTGTTCCCGAAAGGGAGATATAAAGACTTGACTGATACTGCTTCCGGAGCAATGAAGCGCTTCCGCGAGCTTGGGCTTTTGCAGACCCGCGAAGAAGAATTGGTCGAAGCCGCCGAAAGCGTGCAGTATCGCTCCGGCAAGTACGTCCAAAAGCCGCTTTATCCCGGCGTAGTTTCTCTCAACCGCAACAAGGCAGCATAATCCCTATGACCTCCAACCCCATGAACCTCACGCTCCCCGAACTGCAATCGCTCGTGATCGTCAACGCGAACACCGCAGCGCAAGCATTGCAGCGGGAGAATGCTGATCTCAATCAAGTTGTTTTATTTTTGCAGAGAGCCTTGGCGCTGGCTGTGGAAATTGAAGCGCAGCTCAAGCAGGCTGCTCCGAAAGAATAACATGACAATTGATTCCTATTCTTGGACCGGTCGAAAGTTCACTGACAATTCTTTTGTCGGTATACGCTGGCTTGGGTTTTTAAGCATAGGATATGATTTTCATTACGATTTGCGTGTTTTCAGCATAGGCTTTCTACCTAAAATAAAACCAAAATATCATGAAAGTCGCTTTTACTTTAACTGGACGAAAGTCCTCCGCACGAGAAGAGAACACGAAAGTTGTAGGCGAGAATCAAAATGGACCTGAACTCTCAACATACGCTCCCCGCTTCTCCCGGCCTCGGCAACATTCCCGAGTTGCCGACCGAGGATGTTGAGGTTCAGCTGGAAGAAACGCCGGAGGCGCAAAGTTTAGTGATCGAGCATGCCGATGGCTCGGTGACGATCAACTTCGCGCCGCCCGCCACGCAAAAACCTTCGAGCCTTGAACACTTCGGGAATATCGCCGAGAGCATTTCGGAATTCGAACGCAACCGCATCGCCGAAGAGCTTTTGCAACTGATCGAGGCTGACAATCAAAGCCGAGCCGATTGGCTGGAAATGCGCGCGGCGAACGTCCGTCAGTTAGGTCTGAAACTTGAACAACCCGGCACGGCGGATGCATCGATCGCCGTCGATGGACAGTCCACGGTCAAGCATCCGCTGTTGCTGACTTCGGTCATCGACTTCCAATCCAACGCGATGGCCGAGATGCTCCCGGCGGATGGCCCGGTGAAGATCAGGAACGATGGCAAGGAAGATAAAACATCGCTCAAGGAGGCCGAGGACCTTGAAAAAGACCTCAACCATTATCTCACAGTTACCGACAAATCGTACTACCCCGATACCGATCGCTTGTTGTTCTCCGTTGGTCTCGACGGTTGCGGGTTTAAAAAACTATACCATGACCCTCTTAAAAAACGGCCAGTTTCTGTATCTGTCAACGCCGACGACCTTATCGTTTCCAACGCCGCCGCAGACCTCGCTGGTTGCGGGAGAATAACGCATCGCATAAAGATGCGGCCTTCCATCTTCAAGCGCATGCAGCGCGTCGGCGCATATATTGAAGATGGAATTCTGCAATCTCCGCCGCCATCGCCGATCGACCCCAATCCGGTCGAAGAAGCCAAGCTGAATATTCAGGGCATGCAGCCGAACCAACAGATCAACGTGAACCCGGAAGAGGCGGAGCGCGAGATTTACGAATGCTGCTGCGAATATGACATGCCGGGGTATGAAGACAAAGACGGCATCCCGCTGCCTTGGAAAGTGACGATCGACGTTGGCTCGCGAAAGATTCTTGGTATCAGCCGCAATTGGAACGAGTTCGACGAAAACAAGGAAGCTCGGATCAATTACGTCAAATATCCCTTCATCCCGTACACCGGATTTTATGAAATTGGCCTCGGCCACGTGCATGGCAACACAGTCATGGCGCTGACCGCCGCTTGGCGGCTCATGCTCGACGCAGGCATGTTCGCGAACTTTCCGGGCTTTCTTGTTGCCAAGGAACTCGGCGGTCGCCAATTGACGAATGAATTCCGTGTTGGTCCGGGAACGGGTTCACAAATCCAAACCAACGGCAAGTCGATCCGCGATACTGTGATGGAGTTGCCATACAAAGACATCACCGCCGGGTTGCTGGCGCTGGTGGACAAGATCGCGGCGGAGGCCGACAAGCTGAATGGCGCAGTCGCTTCCATGGTCTCGGAAGGCAAGCAAGATGCCCCGGTCGGCACAACCATCGCACTGATCGAGCAGGCCACGAAGATCATGCGCGCGGTGCACAAGCGACTTTGCGCAGCGCAGGCGGAAGAGTTCCAAATCCTGAAGATGCTCTTCGCGGAAGACCCGGAGGCATTTTGGCGACACAACAAGAAGGCTTCTCGCAAGTGGAATGAAGAAAGCCTGCGCTCGGCGTTGAACAATCAGGACCTCGTGCCCGCAGCGGACCCGAACACGCCTTCCCACATGCATCGGCTGATGAAGTGCGTAGCCTTGAAGCAGTTGCAACAAGCCAATCCTGAATTGTATAACGCGAAGGAAGTGGACGAGCGCATCCTCCGCATCATGGGCTTCGATGATATTGAATCCTTGTTCTTGCCGCCGCAGCCGCAGGGACCTGACCCCACAACGATGATCGCCGCAGAAATGGCCGCGCTGAAGAAGGACGAATTGGCGATCAAGAACAAGCAAATCGACGTGACCTCGAAAGACAAAGCCGCCGATCGCGCTTCAAAGTTCGACGTTGAAGTATTGAAGATCGCCTCCAACCTCGCCGTGCATCCTGAATCGGTGCCGGTGGTGGAAGGGGCGGTGCAAAATATTCCCAGTATGGTTGGTGCTCGACCATAAAAAGAAACAATTGGGGAGCGCTCCCCGCAACCATATGAGAGAAAACATGTCATACAAAGATGAAGCGAAGAATACAGC